TCCCCGGACTGCACCAGCCACTCCAAGGCCAAAGGCGGCCAGCCCCGCCACCAGGGGCTCCGCATCTTGCCCTGGGCAGTCTACAAGCACGCAAAGGCCATTTTGCCGGAGGTCATCATCATGGAGAACGTGGAGGAAATCCAGCAATGGGGTCCTCTGGACGCTACCGGCAGGCCAATCAAAGAAAGAGCCGGAGAGGATTACAACAAATTCATTTCCTCCATGTGCTCCCTGGGATATGCCTTTGACAGCCGGGAGCTGGTGGCCGCCGACTACGGAGCCCCCACAACGAGAAAGCGCTGGTATGCCATTTTTAGGCGGGACAAGCGGCCCATCATCTGGCCAGCCCCAACGCACAGCAAAGAGGGCCGCCCCGGCACAGAGAAATGGGTCCCCTGCGGTGACTTTATAGACTGGTCCGATTTGGGCCGGTCCATCTTTGACCGGCCAAAGCCCCTGGCGGATGCCACCCTGCGGCGAATTGCCAACGGTTACCGCAAGTATGTGGTGGAAAATCCGACCCCCTACATTGTGAACAACAAAGAGGCCGTGTCTTTCCTCATCCAGTACCACGGCGAAACCAAAGCCGGGGATGCCAGAGGCCAGCTTTTGACCGAGCCCATCAAGACCATTGACACCAGCAACCGTTATGGCCTGGTGACCGCCTTTGTCACTAAGTTTTACAAAACCGGCATCGGCCAGAGCTGCCGGGAGCCTCTGCACACCATCACCACCTCACCTGGCCACTTCGGGCTGGTGTCCGCTTTCCTCATCAAATACTACGGCACCGGCGGCGGCCAACCCCTTGCGGAGCCTCTGGCCACCATCACCACAAAGGACCGCTTTGGCCTGGTGAATGTGGTGGCGGAGCTGGATGGGGAGCAATACATCCTAAAGGACATTTTCCTGCGGATGCTGAAAGCGGAGCCGGAGCTCAAGCTCATGCAGGGCTTTCCGGCGGATTACATCATCACCCATGACTGCGAGGGCAAGCCCTACCCCATCAAGGAACAGGTGGCCCGCATTGGCAACAGTGTGGTCCCCATCATGGCCAAGGTGCTGGTCCAGGCCAACTGCCCCCACTTAATCAGAGAGGAGTTAAGCGCATGAAAATCATCTCTCCCAGCTTTGAAATTCTCACCCCGCTGGACGGCCAGGCTATCCTCAAACACGTTGAGCTGTGTGGCCGGGTGTGCTACAAGTCGGAGGACAAAATCACCGACACCAGCGCCGCCGCCTTTGTGGCTGGCATCATCAAGCGGGGCCATGAGGCCGTGCTGGAACACTTCAACATCACCATCAAGTTTATCTGTGACCGGGGTGTTTCCCATGAACTGGTCCGGCACCGCCTGGCGTCCTACTGCCAGGAAAGCACCCGCTACTGCAATTACTCCAAAGAGGGCTTTGGCGGTGAAATCACCGTCATCCGACCGGCGTTTCTGGTGGAGGGCACCAAGGCCTTTGCCTGCTGGAGAGGGGCCTGTGAAACGGCTGAGCGGTCCTATTTCTCCCTGCTGGAGTGGGGCTGTTCTCCTCAAGAGGCCCGCTCTGTGCTGCCCAACAGCCTCAAGACGGAGGTGGTGATGACTGCTAACCTGCGGGAATGGCGGCATTTCTTCAAGCTCCGCACGGCTCCGGCAGCTCACCCCCAGATGAGAGAGGTGGCCATCCCGCTGCTCCACCGGATGCAGGAGCTCATCCCCGTTGTGTTTGATGACCTGGAGGTGCCGCATGAAAAGAGCTGAAATCCTGGAGGCGGCCCGGGTCTGTGTCTGCGGAGAGCGTGAGCAGGACTATGGCACCCCGGAAAATAACTTTGAAACCATCGGCCTGCTGTGGGGTGTCTACCTGCGGGCGGCTCACCCGGAGCTGGCCAAGGTCATGACTATCAACCACATCACCGCCAAGGATGTAGCTGCCATGATGGGGCTGCTCAAGGTGGCCCGGATTGCTACCGGGGACAAAGCGGACAGCTTTGTGGACCTGGCTGGCTATGCGGCGTGTGCCGGTGAGATTGCAACTAAAACGATGTGATTGTTATGGA